AGCGCCGCCGATTCATCGGAAGCCACCTCAATTACGACGTGGAACCTATGCGTTGGAGCGCCCCCAAACGGCACAACCTCGGTTTCGAACCAATATTTACGCAGCCGTCCCCGCAAACGCCCCTGATCGCGGCGCATTTGCCAATATTTTCGGGTTTCCTTGGCCATGGTTCACCCCCTCCGAATTTCTGTGAGAGTGATAAGGCCCTGCGCATGGGGCGGTTTGCCGTACATGCAGTCAAAGCAATAGCAACGACCACGGCGGCGCTCGCTGGCCTTGGTCCAATCCTGGTGCCCACATTCCAGCGTGGACAGGGCAACCAACCCACGCCGACCCGGACGCCGTTCCGGCGCCGTCGAATGCACGATCTTGCGAAGGGGAGCGGTCATGTTTTGGTCTCCATCCAGGCCGTTCGTCGGCCTACCCCTTACCACTAGCACATGGGGGTGTGGGTGTCAACCGGATAGGCATGTCTTCTTTTTTATTGCTGCGATTGGGGTGGTTAAATCATATGCCTTCTCCTTCGCCCCTGGTTGACTGCGAGGCGCCAGCTAATTCAGCATAAGGCCGCGCGCGGGCGCGGTAAAGCGCTAATGTAATATGGTCCAGGAACGGCCCGCGAGGATTTCTTGGGCCGCCAGGTACATGCACATGAGCGCGAAGCCGAGCACAAAAGCCAGCGCGCGGCGCACATAGCGCGCGGGGATAAGGGCGCCGAGGAGTTCGAGCAGGTTCATTCGGCGGCCATCGGTGTGGTGCGGCGCGCCTGGGCGCAGGTTGCGGCGAGGTCGGCGATGGCCGGGGGGCTGAATGAGCGCACGCAGTCGCCGTGGCCCAGGGGGCAGTCCCAATAAGTTGTGGGGTGGTCGAAGCGAGACTCGCACCCGCCGCAGTCCAGGGGCGTGGGGATTATATGGGTGGGCGCGTTATTGGGGCGCTGGTGAACCACGTGCTCGGGGTGGGCCATGGTGGTCATGGCGATAACCGGGGTGGTCGTTATTTGCGCCAGGATCATGGGGCCGGACTCGGAGCAGATGAAGCAGTCGGCCTGGTCGATTAACTGGGCTTGCTGCGCAAGCGAAAGCTGCGAGCGGGTATCGGTTACGTTCTGGAGGCCCTCGTGGTCCTGGAGCGTGCCCGTGACCATGATTTGGCAGCCACGCGCAATAAGTAGGTCCACCAGTTGCTGCCAGAATTTAAGCGGGAGCGTGCGGATGGGCCAGTTGCGGCAAGGGTGGATGACGATAAGATCGGTGCGCTGCACCAGTGGCTCGGGGTAGGCGTAGTAGAGGCGGTGCGGCGTGTTGCGGTCGCCAAAGGCGACCTCCGAGTAGGCGTCGATTGGGTGCAGCTGGCGCAGGCGGTTCTCGAAGGCCATGTTCAGGTCGATAACGCGCCCCTCTTGGGCGTGTTGTATGACGGTAGGCGCGGCCAGCGAGATGTCCGGGTTTCCCCAGAAAACCTGGGGGTAGTCGGTCTGCATGACGATTTCGTGGCCGGGGTTTTCGGCGCGCAGCCGGCGGATGATCGGGGTGGTCTCCAGCACGTCGCCCAAAGCGCCGGTGCGCCGGACGAGGATGGAAGGGGGAGCGGAATGGATGACGGTCACTTGCTGCGCAACTTTCTCAACTTGGCCTCGGCCGATTTTACCTGGACGACAATCTGCTCTAATCGCTTGAGGCAATTATCAACATCGGGCGCGCGGCCCTGGGCGCGCACGGCGGAGCCAAAACCTGCTTTATTTAAGACATCTAAAATATCCGTTATGCTGCGCGCCAACACCAGCGTCCTGCGATCAAAGGTCCGCCACAAATCGGACGGGTCCAATGTGCGCTGGCGCACATGGGCGCCGGTGGCCTGGGCAGTCTTGATGACCTCGCCGCGCAGCCGGCTCAGCGTTATGTCCTTGCGCAATACGCGCTGGGCCAAATTCATCTGGTAGCGGCCATCAATTTTGGAAATCTGCACGGCGGCCACCACCGGCAAGCGCTGGGCCTTGGGCAAGTTAGGGTCTAGCATCGCGCGCACCGCGGGTATCAATTTGCGCAAGCTCAACATATCGTAGGCCCAGTTAGTGCCAATGCCCAAAAGGCTGGCGATCTCCTCCGTCGGCAAACCGAATTCTGAAAGGCGGCTAATGGTTTCCATCACCTCCAGCGCGGTATGGCCCTCGCGGTTAAAGTTGGCAATGCCCGAGATAAGGTATTGTACCACATCGTCGTCGGCGTCGATCTGCTTGGCCTTATAGGCCGGGCGCCGGGCCGGGGGAATAAGTAGCACCGCGCGCCAGCGCCGCTCGCCGTCGATCAGCTCATAGCGCGTTAAGCCTGGGCGCTCGCGGATCATGCCCGAGGTGGTCTGGCCGCCGGAGTCAATAGACTCGGAAAGGCGCCTTACACTTTCTTCATTAAAATACTTGCGCGGCTGGTCGGAGAAGGGCCGTATCTCCTCGGCCGGCACCAATACCTCACGGGCACTGTCCAAGGCGCGCTTGACCCGTGCCAAGAGGTCTAGGTAGCGGTAGTCGCTAAGGCTGGCCTCATTCATCTTCCCAGTCGTCCCCATCCAGCGCGCCCGACGCCACCAATGCCTGCCAATTATCTTCGTCTGGGGTGGCTTCTTCCTTTTCCGCGAACGCAGCATACATCTCCGCGTAGGCGCGGGCTATGGGGTAAAATTTGTGGCTGCCGGGCACGGCCTTGTGGGCTGCGGCCAGCTGGGCCAGCGGCGCAGAGAGCACTTCAGCACTCCCGGCCATCATGGCGTGCAGCGTATTGCGTGCGCGGTTGACGCGGCTCTTAACCGTGCCCAGCGCGGCGCCGAGGCACTCGGCAGCCTCGTCATAGCCCAACCCCAAGTAACCCACGGCCACCAATGCGTCGCGCTGGTCCGGCGGCAAGCAAGCCAGGAAAATCAGCATCTTGCGATAATCGGTGCTGGCGCCTTCGGCCACCAGCCCGGTGCTGTGCTGGAGGGAATTCTCCAGGCCGGGGTGCCAATCCCGCTCGCGCCGCATCTTTCTGTAGAAAGAAAAATGGCTGTTGCGCAGGATGGTAAATAGCCATGCGCCCATCTCGGTGCCGGGGGCAAACTGGTATAGGTGCGTCATCGCCCTGAGCAAGGTGTCTTGCACCAAATCCTCGGCCCGGGTTTGGTCGTGGGTAAGGCTTATCGCAAAAGAATAGAGCCGGGGTCTGTGTTCCAGTAACGCTTCCGCCGTTATCGGGGTGAGTGCATCCATCTTGGGTTCAATGTGCAGCCTGTCATACCGGGGTGCGCCACATGCCGGCGGACCAGACGTAGAGGTGTGCGCGGCCGGGGTGCTGGGCGCGGTAGGCTATGGCGGTTTGGCGCCGCCAGAAACGGCGGAGAGGGTGGTAGTTCATGGAGACGCAGTAGCGGCGGAGTTTCATGACGGGTTGGTGATCTTGGTGGTCGGGTGGTGGCGTTCCTTCATGACCCACTCCCATACATCATCCTCATCGACCTTGAAGGCGCGCGCCACGTGGCGCACCAGATCGCAAATGATAAGGCCGTAAGCCTCGTGCCCCATGCCCTCGGCCGGGTGGATATGGCACGTTACTTTGTTGCTCTCGTCCTCGAACATTATCACCAGGGGCTTTTCGATGATGAAGGCATCGCTCAGGGGCGTGACATTGCCCTGGAAAGTGGGGGGTGATTTAAGCGGGAGATTGGTCATAGGCGTATTCCTTTATTTCGCCCGAAGGCAGAGGCTAGTTTGCGCCTGCCTTCGGGCGTAGTAAAGCGTCGTCTGGATCAGGCAGTCAAGATGCCCTGCAAGACATTTTGTTCGGCGCCAGGGCTCTTTATCCCCGGCTGGCTGCGCGTCGCCGCGCAGATCGGACTATCTCATCACCCCCGCTGGGGTGTCGGGCGCTCGTGGGCGCGTTATTCTTTCGTCAGCGCCTAGTCTCTACACCTTCCGTAACCCTCTTAGGTGCTACGGCTTGGCACGGTGTTGCCTCGGGGAGGTATTCACCGTTTCACCCGATTTTCCTCCTAATGGAGGGCGCTCCAGTTGAACGCATTCGAAAGGGTCATGTTGCCTGCCCATCCAATAAGCCTGCGATTTGTTTAACTACCAAGGTTTTAAGCTTGGCTTCTCCCTGTCACCAGGGAGTTCGGACTATATCTTCACCCCTTGCGGGGGCCGGGCGCTCGTGGGTGCATTATTGTTGGGACTCAGCACCTAGTCTCTACGCCTTCCGCCGAACCTTGTGGCCCTCGGCGGCTTGGCACGGGATTGTCTCTTGCGAGAGGTTCCCCGTTTAACCCGGTTTAGCTATGTGTTTGTTACCAAACACCCATGACCAAGCTAATTAAATGATCATGGCGTCTTGATTGACCGAAAATCTATCAGGGTCAAGCGGACAGATCGCTTACCGTCGCCGGCAAGATTGGACTATATCATCACCCCTAGGGGGTGTCGGGCGCTCGTGGGCCGATTATCGTTGGAACTCACGGCCTAGTCTCTACGCCTTCCGCCGAACCGTTGTCGTCCTCGGCGGCTTGGCACGGTATTGTCTGCTCGCGCAGAGTTTCACCGTATTCACCCGATTGTCTAATGCAGCGTTGCCGCTGCACGAGGCTCTGCTTGAACCATGTTCCGGCGACTGTGGGGTCGCCAGTGGAGGTATTTTGTATTGCACTACCCTAGGTAGTATAGGGTACTTGTTACGCGCTAAACGCGGCTAGGTCATTTCTGCCTAGCTCACCATGTTCCCATGGTGGTCGGAGCACATCTTCGCTTCCGCGGATGGCCCATGCTCTCTACACGCGCCGGCCGAATTTGTTGTTCGGCTGCTTGGCTCGGGATTACCCTTCCGCCTCCACTCGGCGGGATGGGGCTTCCCCCGACTTCGCCATCATTCTGCTGCGCCCTGGGGCCGGGGCCTTACTGCGCAGCAGGCCCAACGAGCATATACATGGTCGTGCTCGGCGCACCGCCCACGGCGCTCGTGCTTGAAGACAGCTGGGGCGGCAGCGGGTCGCCGCTGAAGCCCTGGAAGCCGCCGTCGAGCACCACGTCCGCGTTGAGGTACTTGAGGCTTTGGAAGCCGGCCTCGGCCATGTCCGGGGCCGCGTTCTCGGTCTGGATGCGCTGGATCGCTTGCAGCGCATTCAGGTAGTACTTGTACATCACGTTGTCCGCGATGATCAGGTCCGGATAGTCGCGCCCGCGGATCAGCTGGACCCAAAGCGAGTCCATCTGTTGCAGGATGGTCGAGCTGGAGAGCACCGCGGAGCCGTTGGTAGCGGCCGACCACGATTGGTTCTGCCAGAAAGACCACTGCGACCGATCAATGCCGCCGACGGTGCCGCTAGTCGGCGTGGCGGCGACGAGCAGTTGCAAACCGCCGACGGAGTTGGTCACGGTGCCGTCGCCGTAAATTCCCTGGGAGAGGCCGTTCATGAAGGTCGATTTGTTAGCGCGCGCTTGTTTATAACGCGCTTCTGCATGTTGCCATGCAGTCCAGACTATCTCATCCCTTTCGGGTCGGGCGCTCGTGGCGGGGTTATTCTTGCGTCACCCGCTAGTCGTTACACCTTCCGCTGCCCTGGCCCCCTAAACCGGGGGTTACGTCAGCGACTCGGCTCGGTATTGCCCCCGCTGGGGGTGTCCACCGACTTCACCCGATTTGCAACCTGCGACTATTTGTTAGGTCGTAACAAATAATTGCTGGTGGGACTCCAAATAAACAGAATCCTCTGCGTTCATGATTCGGCTCTCAAGCAGGTCGATTATCGCCTCCTCTCCGCTGTTCTGCAACTCCTCAAGACCGGAGATGCTGACGGCAACTGCCGCCTGGCGGATTGGATACTCTGCCGCAGTGAAACAGCTCTGTTTATTTGCTTGTTGGTTTATAACAAGCCTCTGCATGTTGCCATGCAGCTCGGACTATATCTTCGCCCGCGTGGGGCGTTGGGCGCTCGTGGGGCCATTATTCTTTCGTCAGGCCCTAGTCTCTATACCTTCCGCATCCCTGGCCCTAATCGAGGGTTACATACGCGGCTCGGCTCGGTATTACCCCGGAGGGGCTTCCACCGAATTCACCCAAATACCAGCGCACAATTTCTTATGCGTGGGGCACAAAAACGTACCTGCGACGGAGCGATGTTCAACGTCTGGTAGCCGCTGTCGATTTGTTAGTTGCACGTTTGTTTATAACGCGCTTCTGCATGTCGCCATACAGTCCGGACTATCTCTTCACCTTGTCAGGTGCCGGGGGCTCGTGGGCGGGGTTATCGTTGGGGCTCACCCGTCTAGTCTCTACACCTTCCGCAGGACCTTGGCCCTCTGCGGCTCGGCTCGGTGTTGTCTCTGCCCTGGCTATTAACTGGCCGAAGAAACTGTTCGGGGGCCATTCGCGCCTCATCCACTGCAACGCTAAGTCCCGCCAGTTAGTAGTCGAGTTAGAGATATTCACCGAATTCTCCCGGTTAAGTGGCTAGCGGTTGTATTTGCTGACCACTGGAAGGTTTGATTGTCCGCATAATTGAGTTCCTGGACGATCGTCCTTCCGCCTCCGAATGTTTTCAAGTTGCCCTTGCGGGTCAATCGGAGTAGTGCAGCGTTGTTGCGCTTTTGTTACCGCGCGGGCTTTTTATCCCGCGCATCAATAGCTTCACTTCGCCATTGATCAGACTATCTTATTAAATTGACGTAGTTCACGGGCTCTGCGCTTACCTTCACTTATTTTTCTACCGTGGTCTGCGGGCACGCCATTACGCCAGCGACCTGCGGTGCGCGAAGCTTCTATACCGGCTCGGGTGGCTTCTTTGGTGAAATCAAAGGATATCTTGTACGTGTTATAGAGCAAGCCTTTTTCCTCGTACACCTTCATCCACCTTAGCTCAGCCGCACGTTTTTCAGGCGCCGTCGGGTATAGTTCTCCTAAATCCTCCAAGAGAACCATCTTGAACGCCTGTTCACCATAGCGAACCCAATCTTGCTGAAGTTCCGGCTCAGCGTGCCCGCCAGCTCTTAGCGCGCACCTGTGTTCACGAAACCTCTTTGCGATCAAGCTTGCTATTGTCTTATTATATTTCCGCTGAGCGGTTTTTCTGCCACCAGTGCAGCCGACATAGACTTTATTCGTAACCGTATTCAAAAGTCCGTAAACTACTGCCATTCGGGATCCCCCTCTCTGGCCAAACAACTTACTGGGCGCTCGTGGCGGGGTTATTCTTGCGTCACCCGCTAGTCGTTACACCCACCATAGCCCTGGAGCTTACATCGCTTTGCAGGCGAAATAAAGGCTTTACGTCTATGGCTTGGCTCGGTGTTGGCATCTCAGCGTTCACCGAATTCACCCAGTTTTACATGAGCCGCATTCAACTCATGTTGTCAGCCAGCTCGCCCGTGCGATTCCTGAGCGTGGTGGTGACAATTTCGGAGCAGCTTTGTTACACCCCCGGTCAAGGGCGACCAACTATTTGTTGGTTCTGCATGTCCCCATGCAGCTCGGAGCACCTCACGCCTTCCGGCGACGGCCCATGCTCTCTACACGCGCCAGGGCTTTGTGGCCCAGCTTGGCTCGGGATTGCCCGTTCTGGACTTCCCCCGACTTCGCCGTCATCCCGGCGCGCCCTTTTAACTGCGCGCCGGCCCTCTCCGCAAGAAGGTTCGGGAAAGCCATCCGGCTTCCTCCTTTTTGCTCAGTCCATTTAACCCAGCCCCACCCCGGCCAATGCCCGCCCATCCCCCTTTGTCAAAGGAGACCTTCGTCGGACACTTACCTGGAGTCAATGCCAGCTGGGCTTTGCGGCTTTGCCCTTGTGGGGCCGCCCGCCGCGGGCGCATGTCTCTTCTTGTTAAAGGGACTAACGAATCAACACCAACACCGACGCCATCTAATAATATCCCAATCCCTGATATAGCAGCACCGCTGCCACCGCAACCTTAGCCAACGAAACCTCACCTCGCCGGGTCTGTGCCATATCAAGCGCGCGCTCACCCCAGTATCCTCTGCTTAACGGTATAGGTCGCGGGGTCGAGGAACCCGCCCCATTCCAAGCGGACCCAGTCCGCCAGGGCATCGCTAAAGCGCGGGTCGTTGGTGCCGTAGCAGGCATTCTCCAGCAGCGCCTGGGCCGCCAGCAGCGACTTCAACAGCGCGGCGTCGCGCTCTGCGTACTTTTCCGGCGCGATATAGACGCCCGAGCCCTCCGTCTGCTTGCGGTAGCGCGCCAACCTGGCCTGGCCGCCCCAGACGTGATCGTCAATCACCTCGCGCGCGGACCTAGCCATCGGACCCCGGCAACGAGCAGCCATGCTCCAGCAGCCACTGGCGCGAGGCCGCGCGCTCCTCCTCATTAAACCCCCGCAGCTGGAGCCGCGCCTTGTGCATCAATATCATGCGCGCGCCGGGGAGCCACTCGCGCGGGCGCTCCAGCGCCCATTTGCGGTAGTGGGCGTCAAACTTCTCCTCGTCCAGCGCGCGCAGCACCGCGTCGCGCTCGCGGCAATAAACCTTCATCATCCTTCCCGCGGACCTAGCCATTATCGCCTGCGGTGCGCTTCGCGCTGCGCATAGGGTACATCGCGCTCCCACTGGTAGCCCATGAACATGTAGCCGAGCCAACCGCAGAGCAGCCAGAACGGGGGGCCAAGCAACCAAAACAACATCCAATTGCTCATCAGCCGTCTCCGTTGCCGCCAGTTACATCGTCGGGGTCCAGCCCCGGCGCGTAATAGCGCAGGTCCACCGGTGCCAGGCTCACCGGCTTGCGCCGCTTTATCGTCCAGCTCTTGGCCGCGCGGATAATGTCCCGCGCGTCGTTACGCTTGGCCTTGGGCCGCGCCACCGTCTTAGGCTCCCCGCTCATTGCAATTGGCTCCCCGGCGCGCGCTCTTCCTGCTCGTCCTCGCAATCGCAGGAGCAGAGCTCCTTGTACCAGGCGTCGCGCTGCTCGGCCGTGCGGAAGAACATGTAGCCATCCATGCACCCGCGCGCGGCCAGGGTTTTTATGGGCACCACCGTTATCTCGCTAATGCCCTCGCCCGACCAGGGCATCACCTCAATCAGGTAATGCTCCGCGCCCACGCGCGCCAGCACCGCGCCCTTATACGCGCCCTCATCGTCCATATGCAAAAAGCTCATACCCACCAGATCCTCGGCCATCGCCAACTCCCTAATAGCGTGCGGGTCGATCGAATTGACGGCTCTCATGCGATCACAACAGAGGGAAACCGATCCGATCTTTCTTTAACCCGAAGCCCGCACTCCCCGGGCTGGAGCGCCCTCTGCGCAAGCCAAAGGCTAACCCCGCGCGCGGGCGCGCGCTAGCTTAAACCTGCGGGCCAGCGCCGGTGCCACTCGCAGCGCATGTCCAGCGCCAAGGCGCGCGGCGCCGCGCCTTGCTCCACCAAATAAGCGCGCAGGCCCGGCAGCGACTTTTCGCACTCGGCAAACGTCATCTTCATCGGGCCGACCGCGCCGCCCAGCGCGCCCACGATGTACCAAACGACGAAGAGCTTCACCGGCCCTCCACCTCCGCGCGCGCTTCCATCAAGCTCTCGCGCACGCTTTTGCCCTTGCCCTTGGGCGCCGCGGCGGCCGGCCCAGCGGCCCCGGGCGCGCCGCCGGTAACGCTGACGCCCGCCTTGCGGGCCTTTTCCACCTCCGCTTGCTGGGCGGCCTTGAGGCGATCGGCCTGTTTTTTCTGCTCAGCCAGACGCGCGGCCTCCTGGTCGGCTTGAATCTTCTCCCACACGGGGTCTACTAACCGAACTGCCTTGTTATAGGCGCCGTCCAGGTCCACGCGCCCGTCCTTAAGCGGCACCTCGCCCGAGGCGATGAGGCGCGACATGGTCTGGCGCACCTCCTCAAAGTGGGGCTTGTCCTTGGCCCAGGCGGCCAGCACCTCGTGCGTCTTGGCCTCATTCTGCTGGGCAAAGGTCTGCTCCAGCGAGCCGAAGCGCTGCTCCACCTGCTGCTGCATCGCGCGCATTTGGGCCTGGAGCCCGTCGATATACTGCTGCATCGCAGGCGAGGCAGCCTCGGGCTGCGCGCCCGCGCCCGCCGCCGCGCCATTGGCCCCCGCTGCCGGCGCCGCGCCCGCGCCCGGCGCCGCGACGCCCGCCGGCACGTACTTGGCCAGGTCCACGCCGAAGCTCTTGGCCAGCGCGGGAAAGGCGGCGTCCGGATTGCTGGCCAGCGCGCGGAACCAGCCGAACAACTGGTCTATGGCCTGCGCGCGGGTGTGGCCGTGCTGCCTTATGGCGGCGTCGTGCGGGGCGATGGCCCGGTCAATCTCGGCGTAGCCCGCCTTGAGCTGGTCCACGCCGCGCTGCACGTCGGCCTCGCGCTTGGCCACCGCGGCGCGCACCGGCTCGGGCAGGCCCTCCCAAGCCGCCTTGGCCTCCTTGGACCAGCCCGCGGGCGCTGCTGCCGCAGCCGCGGCCGCGGCCGGGGGGCTCTCCGGCGCCTCCGCCGCGCCCGCCTGGGGCTCGGCCTGGGCCGGCTCGGCGCCGGGCTCCCCGGCTGCCGCCACGGCGCCTGCGGCCTCCTCGCCCTCCTTGGGCTTGGCCTTAAAGCGCCCGCGCTCGCCGCGCTCCACAGCGGGCTTTTCCGGCTCGCGCGCGGCGTCAAAGTTGGCCTGGAGCTCCTCGCGGATGCTACGGCGCTCGGCCGCCGGCTGGCGGCCCTCGCCGCCGGGCTCGCGCGGGGCGGCCGGGGGCGGCGCGCCGCCGCCGGCTTCGGGGGTCTCCCCCGCACCAACTTCGGCCTCGGGCGCGCAATAGGGCAGGTAGCGGACTAACCAATCCATCACTCATTCTCCTTCTGGGCGGCGGGTGCGGCCCGTTAAGCGATTCTCTTGCGGTCCACCGTGACCTTCTCGCTGCGCTCGCGCTCGGCTTCCACCTCGCGGGCGCGCGCCACGCGGCGCAAATGCACCGCATATTCCTCGTCCAATCCCAGCAACTTGACCTCGCTGGGGCCAAGATAACAGCGGTTGGGGTTGGGTACCTTAGCCATGGTATGCGCAAGCCCCCGCCAGGCAGTAGCGGCAGCGCGCCGGGGGCGGCGGGCTAACCTTAGCGCCGTGCTCGTCGCGCCAGCCATAGCCGGAGTGATAGGTCGTCTCCGAGAAGTCTATTGGGCCGTGCACGGAGCAGTGGCCCGTGAGGGAAGTAGAGCATTCGCACTTCTTTTTCTTAAAGTCCAGCCCTAACAGATCTGGCGGCGGGAGCGGGCAAAAGCTCATGCACGCTCCCTCAACTCATGGATCGCGCGCCTTATGGCCTCGCGCCGCGCGGCACGGCTCAGCCGCACCGGAACGCGCGGGCGCAGCAGCGTCGCGGTCTCGTTGCCGACCTCGATGTGTCCGGTCTCGCGCGTGCGCTGGCGAAACTTCGCCTTGCTGGTGAAATATTCATTCGTTGCCATATGGCGGGTCGGGGGCATCTCATCGCTAATAATCTGGGGTGCATCATTAGCAGTATATAACGGCGCGGCGCGCGCGCGGTCCACCAACCGGCCATTACGCATTACAAAAACTGTCATTCCCCGCTCCGCTCATCATATCCACGCATGAGTGCATTTGCGAACCACGTTTGCAACCATTCTTGGTCCATATCCGAATAGCCAAGTTTTATCGCAGTCTTGCGAAAGGCTACCGCCCAATCACAAGCATCAAATGATGGCAAAGGCCAATCAGGGCGTTCTTCAGGTGGGGTATTAGCATGCTGACGCTCAAACTCGATTTGTTCACCACACAGGAAAACCGGGTAACGCATCACAGCCCCCCGGCCGCGGCCTGCGGGGGCCTGGGCGGCGCCAATATGGCCTGAGTGATGTCGTGGGCGCGCTCGGCCGCGCCCTGGCGCGCCTCGTGCTGGCGCTGGGCGGCCTGCTCTTGCAGCTCCAATTGGCGGTTCTGGAGCTCCAGCATCTTTATCTGTATCTCCATGCGGCGCATGGCTAGGTCGGCCCGGTCGCTCTGGGCCTCGGCCGCGGCTTGCTGCTGCTCGCGCGCGGTCTTCATCTGCTCGGCCTGGGCCTCAGTTGCCGCCTGCTGCTGGTCGGCCTGGGCGCGTATGTGGGCCACCTGCACCGCGGACTGTGCCTTAAGGGTGTCGGCCTGGGCCTTTATTTGCAGCGGGTTGGGCTGCTGCTGGCCGCCCTGCGCGGCCATCTTCTTGGCCTTGGCCACGGCCTCATCGGCAAACTCCTCGATGGCCATCTCCAGGTCGCGCCCCACGCGGAAGCCGCGCACGCCGAATTGCAGCATCTTGGCCAGCAGCGGCACCGACTCGGGCATCTGCGCGCCCATCTGCATAGATGCCTGGAGGAACTTGGTCACCGCGCCGATGAACTCGGTGCGGTCGGCCTTCTCCTGCGCCGCGTCGCCATAGATGGTGCTATCGACCTCGATGTCCACCCTAAAGCCGCGCAGCTTCTCGTTGCGCAGCAGCTGGAGCGCCGCGGCGATGCGCTGCAACCCCGCGAGCTTGGCCTGCAATTCGGGCGGTAGCAGGGGCGGAGCCATGGCCCCCGGCGCGCCGCCAGGGAAGGGCACCACGTTCTGGCCCGGGGGCAACACACCCGGGGGTGCCATGGGAGAAGGTGGGGGGCCGGCTGGACCGGGGAGGTTCGGGGCCGGCCCCGGCGCCGCTGCTGCCGGGCTTAAGGGTAGCGGCGGCGCGCTGCCGGTTGGCCCGGGTACGGCGCCCGGGGCCAGCAGGTCGATGTCGGGCGCGCCTAAGCCTTCCTCATACAGCGCGCCGGAAACCTCGATGAGTGATTTGGGAGAGAAGTGCATGGCCATGATCTCGGCCATGATGCGCAAGGTGTCGCGCGCCAAGCGGGCGACCTCACCCTGGCGGCGCTGTAAGCGCGTGCCCGAGTTGTTCTGCTTTAGGCGCTGGCCGCCCATGGTCTCGCGCGCGTCGGTGGTGCCGCGCAGCACGTCGGTTATGCCGGTCAGGCGGTCCATCTCGGCGATAATCTTCTCCTTGAGCGCCATGAGCTCGTTGAGAACGCCGATGATTTCCTTTAGCGGCAATAGCGACATCACCCCGGCCACGCCGCCCTTCTCGGCAAAGGCAGCCCACTGGTCCACCGGGATGAGCTCGTTCTCAACCGACTCGTCCAGCAGCCGCTGCATGTCCTTCTGGCTGGCGTCGTAGAGGCCCGCCACCTTGCAAGCCTTGCTGAGCATGTGGATGCGCTGGGTCAGCTCGTCCACCTGGATGGCCTGGTCCTGGTATTGGATGTAGTCGGGCACCGGGGTCAGGGTATTGTTGGTGGCGTTGGCGTAGAGCGGGCGCGGCACCGGGAAGAAATTCTCCAATTTCAAGGGGTCGTCGCGCCGGTCGCACAGATACTCGTAGCCCTCGGCGATCCAATAGACGCGCTCGTCCGCCCTATTCCAGATCTCGACCACCTCGCCCTTCTTGGAGGCTTCCATCTCGGGCACCACGGTCTCGTTCTGGCGGCGCCGCTCGCGGTCGTCCTTCTCCAGCGGCACGGCCTTGCCGATCTGCTTGCCAAAGCGCCCGGTCAGCTCGTCGCGCGTCAGGTAGACGCGCTTGCCCACCGCCACCACCTCGGCCCAGGTGCGCGCCCGCGCCGGGAAGGTAAAGAAATCGGTCCAGGGGATGTAGTCAACCGGGGTGCTTTCGCGCGCGATGCGATCGCCGGTCTCCTCCAGCTTCTCCTCCGCCGCGCTCTCGTCCTCGGGTTCGATGCGGCCCTGGCTGTCGCGCAAGTCCAACCCGGTCTCCACCGGGAGGCTGACGCCGGGCTCGACTTCGGGCTCGTAGCGCACCCAGGGCACGCCCCGCCCGGGCAGCAGGTAGTCCATAACGCACTGATTGATGGCCTCGTCGATGCCGCAGATCTCGATCTCGTTGCGCAGGGCGCGCTCTAGCATCTGGGCCGCGCCGCGCCCGGCGGGGTCCTTGTCCTTAAAGCGGCGCTCGACGATCGGGGTGGGCAACCGCCCATAGAGCGCGGGATGGAGGATTTGAACATTGGACCACAGCGCATTGTAGCGGCGCTGGCCTTCCTCGTCCACGCGGGAGCGCTCGTCGCGATAGCGCTTCTCGATGGTGTGGCCGCGCTTGACCCAGCGGCGCATCTCGTCGTGCACGTCGTCCAACTGCTGCTTCCAATAGCTGGCCAAGCGGCGGCCCTCCTCACCGCCCCCTGGCCCCGCGAGCGGGTCGAGCTGGGGCTGCGGGCCGCGCGCGCCGGTCGCGGGCTGCTGCCCGTCGCCGGCTTCCGTGTCGATCTCTTCCGTGTTGTTGACCATGCGCTAGTCGGGCAGCGTCTCGAAGGAGAAGAGGCAGTGCGCCGTGGAGGTAATGGTAAACGGCCCGGTGGAGCTGCACGCCGCCACAAAGCCCTGCTTGGTGGGCAGCCGGCTCGCCCCGTTGAAGGGGAAGAAATTGACCACGTCGCGCGTGGCGTTGGTGCCCATCTGGTACCACTTGATGATGCAGGGCCGCGCCGCAACGGCCGAGGTGCACCCCGTCAGCAGCGAGCCGGCCGAGACCGTGGCGGGCGAGTCCATGAGCACCACCCAGGCCGCGCCGGTGGCGTCGGTATTGATCTGGCCCCCGTAGATGTTGCAGCCGCTGGTGCAGAAGACGTGCTGGCCTTCGAGCGCGCCCGAGGTCTGGGTCTGCGCGCGCGCGGTGCCCGGCGCCAGCGCCAGCGCGGCGGCGCCCGCTATAAGCACGCCAGCGCGGCGCCCATAAATACTCGTCACTGCTCGGTCTCCTGTGTGGTTGGGGCGGCGGCACCCAGCATCTGGTCCACCATCGCCAGCGCGGAGGTGAGCCAGGCGGTTATGACCATGGCATTGACCTTCATGCGGTTGAAGTGCGCGCGCGGCACCTTAGGGTCCTTAGCGGCGGCGGCGAGCTGGGCGCGCACGTCCTCCAGCGACATCACCAGGAACTTGCGGATGCCCAGGGTTTCCTGGAGGTTGGTCTCGAAGAGCGGAGCCGGACCGGCGGGCGCGGCGACCGCACTATCGGCGCGTTGTTGAAGAACTTGCAGACTTTCGTCCATTTTCTGTTGTATCAGTCCCGTCATTATCGGGTGTATTGCCTTAGGCTGCTTCAACATGCGCTGGTTCCAATACCTCGACCTTGGGCATCGCGGTGATGAAGCGCGTGCCCCGGGCGATTAGGGCGCGCTCCTGGGCCAATATGGCCTCGCGGTGGTTCCAGGCCAGGAGCAGGGCGTAGTCGGGGGACTCTTGCTTTAGGCGCGCAGGGTGCACGATTGGTATGCGCGTGCCCGGCGCGTAGAGGCCCTGCTTCATGTGCGTGGTGTCGGTCAGATAGTCCAAAATGCTGGTCCCTATGTGACAAAAGTTTAGTAAAGTGTTTCCCTTGGCCGGCGCGCCATAACCAACAATGCGCTTGCCTTGGTGTTTCAACTTGGTAAGCAAGTTAACCAGCTCAATCTGGGTAGCATAAGCCTGGGTGGCTAGTTCCTGCCAAATATCCTCCCGGTCCAGATCAGCGGCGCGCTCTTGCTCTAGCAAGCGCGCCACGGCAGTGGGCATATCGCAATAGAAATCCTGGATGGATTTAAGCACAGTACAAAATAACCTTAGCGATTGACCCTGGCTGGGTACTACCTGAGCATGGTCAAGCTGCAAGCCACAGGCCAGCAACATGGGGATAAAGGATCCTAGCGAATAATAACAGGCGTGCTCGTGGTAGATCTGGTCCCAGCAGCCCGCGGTGATAAGGTGATGCGCCCAGTGCACCTCGGCGATCAGCGTGCCCTCCTCGCCGAGGAGCGTGGCGATGGCGCGGAGCAGGGCGGCGGGCGCGTCGGTGTGGGCCAGCACGTTATTGGCGCAGACCACGCGCGCGGGGCCGTAGTTCTCTACGATATCCTCGGCCAGGTCCTGGTCGAGTGCCTGGGGCACGAATTCGATGCCCTTGGTCTCGTTCATCTCGGCCAGATTGGCGGCGGGGTCCACATTGATGCGGCGGATACCGGGATTGATCTGGGCTAACAAGGTACCGTCGTTGCCACCAATGTCAATAACAAGATCTCCCCCGGCAACGCGTGGCGCGATGGCCTGCTCGGCATAGTCAGCCCAGTATTGGCGCGCGGCGGCACTGGCGCCGGTCAGGTAGCGGTAGTTGCGGTAGAGGGCGGGCGGCTGGGGGTCGCGCAGCTGGGCGAGGCCGCAGGCGCGGCAGAAGGCCAGCGCGAGCGGGTAGCGGACCTCGGGCTCGTCCAGGGAGGCGAGGTAGGCGTTGGCGGGCGGCTGGATGCCCAAGTTGAATAGGGTGGTTAGGTCGGCGGAGGCGCAGGCGCGGCAGGCCATCATTGCGAGCCATCCAGTACTTCTTCCATCATGGAAAATTCCTCGCGCTCCAGCTCGCGCTCCAGCACATCGATCAAGGCCGCGCGGCTAAGCGGCGGGGGCGAGCAGTTGATGCGAATGCGCTCGCAAATTTCCGGCGCGCGCGCCGCGTAGAGCGGCGCGATGTTGGGGGTAGCAGTGATGCGGTTGCGCACCACGGTCTCGGTAATCGGCATGAAATCGTCGGGCATCTTGGGCTGCACCCCGGCCAGCACGCGGCCGAAGTATGCGCAGAAGGCGTCAATCACACTGCGTCCTCATGGGCTACCTGGCCGGCGCGGGCGAAGTCGGGTTGCATATGGGTGGACAACTCGTCCTCTAAATCGGTGCGACCATGGCTAGCTAAAAAATGGCGTGCCGTTACTTTGGCGTCATTCCAGCCAGCGGCATAGGCGTTGCGCGCGGCAGCCGGGGTGCTGGCTTGTTCCAGTTGGGCGATGTAGGCGGCGGCCTCGCGCTTCTCGCGGGCCAGGGCTTCGATCAGCTCGGCTATGGCCGCCGGGGCGTAGTCGGCCGTGATAACGCCCGAGCGCAGGCGCGCGGCGGTGGCGGCCAGGGCGTTGGGGGCGGTGCTGAGCATTCAATAACCGCTAAACCGTGTTTGCACCAAATTTGAAGCGAATTCTTCAGACATTTTGGACACTTGCCATCCAAAGCAATGATAAAAATACAGCGGCCTCCATCCATCACGTCGGGTATGATAATAATCTGGGTAACAACCCACAATACACATGGCTAAGCGACGGCGCGCGGTCATCTAATTGCCCGAAGTGCGCCAGGCGATGCGGCATCGGAGCGAGACGCGCGCGCCCGCGGCCGTCATGCAATAGCGGATGGCCGGGATGTCGCGCGCACGGATGTACTGGCCGCAAAGCCGGCGCGCGTCGCCCTGGCAAGCGTGCACCAAGGCGGGGGTGACCTCGGCGGCGGTGGCGGCCAGGGCTGGGGAGAGCAGACAAAACAGCACCAACGTTGATTTTACCATTTAATCGTCCCGTGCTGAAGCGCGTCCCATAAGCACCGCCCATGCCCCGCTGATGCGGGCGCGGTATTCGTACAAGCGCCAATACCAGCGCTCCCATCGGGTGAGCGGCTTGCGGTCGCTGTATAAGAGATCATTCAGCCGATTTTTGGTCGTCACATAATCGGCCACTAGACCGGCGCGATTGCGCACCGTCGTTTCGATCAGGTCTTTCATCAAATCGTCGGTCATCTTATTCTGCTTCCTCCGGCGCGCTTGCCCCTGCGCTCGTGGGCATTCCACATGTCCGAAAGGGTCACGGTGCAAGCGTCCGGGTTGGTTGATAAAATCTTATCTGGCTCATTGGGTTGGGGCTTTTTGCCCGGTAACATCCGGTCAATGACCTGTCCGATTAATCCAATCATGTCTACCTGATCATCGTTTTTGCCCACCGGAAAAGCCAGCAGCTCCTGGCGGAAGTCGGGGTACCAGGGCGCGTTGACCGGCACGTAGAGGCCGCGCATGGCCATGCGCCCGCGGATGGACTGGGCGCGGATGGCCTTGTCGTTGCGCGTGGGGAACTGAGCACGCACGATATTGATGCGGCGCTCCAGCAGGCGCTTGTGGAGGAAGGGACCTACGCCCGATTTGATCTGGCCGCTTTCCTCCGCCCAGCCCACCGGGCGCCAGCGCTCCATCATATCGCAGAGCGTTTCCACCCACACGTCCGAGCTGGTGCGCGCGCGCCAGAGGTCGAGCAGGTAGGGGCGCTCCTCGGGGTCCAGCCCCACCACGCCATGGCAGGTGTAGTCGCCACCGTCGCTGGTCACCGCGTAGTCGCTGGCGCCATAGACCGTGAGCTGCTCGCGCGGGGGCGCCTCGTGGTAGGGGCGCAGCCAATCCGCGTTGAAGTAGATGCCGCTGTCGGGCGTGGGGTTCTGCTGGTAGAGCGCGGACCAATCGGCCGGCTGCATGTTGGCGCGCAAGCGCTCCAGCGCGCGCAGGTCATACTTCTCGGGCCAGAGCGCGGTACCATCGTCCTGGATGGCCTTGAGCTCGATAACGTCCCAGGTGTCGCCGCCCGCGGCCTGCTGGGCAAGCAATTCGCCCGTGAGGTCCTGCTCGTGCATGCGGTGGTTGATGAGCACGATGGCCGCGTTGTTTTCTAGGCGACTATAGGCGGCCGAGA